GTTCATATTTATACGAACTATATGGTCTGCCGTTAATCATCGAGGCATGGTCGAAAAAACTCTCTGTTTGCTTTTAGAATCCAGAAAGGCTTTCCATCACAAGATTCATCTTCACACTTATCTAAAACATTAAATAGGATAACTCCAAAATCTTTATCCTTATCAACATGTTCATGATATACAACACTATCTCCGGCGATCATATCACGAATATAGTCTCCTGCTGTTATATAGTCAAGTGGCTGTCCATTTACTTCCATAATTCTTCTTTCCATTTCAAGATTGAAAGTAGGATCACCATTATACTTAGGATTATTTGCAAGAATGATATCTCTTTGTTTTTCAATATCAATTCTATCCTTAATTCTAAGGAATCTGCATCCTAGTGTATCTCCGCTGATCGGCAGAGGACCTACCGGATAAGGCTCTGTAAAATCTTCCGGAACTAGATTATAAGCAAGTTCTGCAAGATTTACTGCTGTTTGAAACTGTTTTCCACACTTAGGACATGTAGCAACAGTTTTATACTTTGCACCATAGGACATAATTCTTAGCTTAACACAGATCGCAAAGAAATCAAAATCAGTAAATCCAGTACAATCTAGTTTATATGTTCCGTCCTCTCTCTTATTATCAACAATACATTCATTTACAATCGCTGACATTGTTTGATAAAAAGATTGCCCACTAAGGCGCATTCTTTCCTCATCTGTAGTCATGGCTCTCAGCGTAATATGCCCATCAAACTGTTCGCCATACAGATGTGTTGCGGCACTTGGTAGAACAAGCGTTTCAGTAATTAAATTTCTAGCCATGATAATTTCCCTCCAAAGTTAAATAGGTGGATTCCCACCAAAGCAATAAACTTATGCTCTTATAGTGCATTTTTTCTTTATTTTTTATAAAAAGTGCCTGATATTTTTTGTATATCAGGCACTTTATTAGAATTAAATTTTAGTCAAGCGGAATTGCAACATCACAGTAGAATGTAACGGAGATTTCTCTCAAAGAGTTATCATCATTAGAGAAGTTGCCCGGAGAAACTGTGCCGGGGAAACATCCTCTAAGCTGTGTTCTACGAACACATGTGCCGTCTGGTGCAAACTCTAGGAGATAACCGTCTCTCTTATACTGAGATGCCCAACCAATAGCTTCTGTCTTTGGATTGTAAACAAGACCACTCCAACCCATTAGGATTCTTTCACTCTGGATACCAATGAAATCATTTACAACGATTTCAACATCTCCATAGGAAGGTCTACCAGCAAAGTTGACGGAGTTGTTTCCATACCAAATTGTCAGCTTATCAATAGTGGTTGAAGGATAACTAACAGACTTAACAGAAAGAGAGAGCAGATCACTTGCATTTCCCGGAAGTGCTAGTCCCTGATCAATGGTAAACAACTGACCTAGATTCGGAAACTCAATCTTAAAGTTATTAGTACGCTGTGGTTCCCAATCATCCTGACCAATAGCGTGATAAAAACCAAGTACCTGTGGCATAACACTCACCCTTTCTTAATTAGTTATTAAACTGTGCGCCAGCTTCGGTAATGATAAAGTCAATATCAAAGAATTCAGCAGTTCTAGTAGGAGCGATATAAACTTTGCCAGGACATCTGAGGTGGTTGATATCATCTGTAGTAACAGTTGATTCATCCATTACGATACGATAATCATAAACACCCTCATTGTACTTCATATAGCGCAAGAACTCGTCCATCTGTGCAAAGAACTTATTCCAAAGATTCTCTGTATTAGGTTCAAAAGCAAGATTCAGACATACATCAAAAATCTTCTTCTTAACGACATTGGAGATAAGTCTTACATTCAGGCTTTCAAGTGCGGAATGTGTATACATATCAATGGCTTCAAGTGTAGTGTACTGACCGTAGATAACATAACCATACTGCTTTAGGCGCATGATCGGATTAACTCTTGCTGTGGTATCATTCTGCCACTTATTAAGGAGAACAGAACCCATCTCAAAGTATGGCTTCTTAACAACTCTTGCAGTTGCTCTCTTAACTCCGGCAGGTGGAAACCACTTCTGAGCATCCACATTGTTATCCAGATTTGACAGGAATGTATACAGGAATACATAAGATGGTGACATAAGAATGTTGTGATTTGCAATATCAGGATCAGCAACATAACACCACGGGAAGTGCATCGTACCATAAGATGTATTCAGCATTCTTGAATACTCTGTAATGTAATTAGGATCGTACTCAGGAGTAACATCGAATAGAGCGATACAATCTTGACGCTGTTCAACAAGTGCAAGCATTGCCTGATGAATCGGTGTAATACCAGTGTAATACTCCATATTGTTTGAAGATTCAGGATATGTCTGTGCGCCACTCTCATTGTACTCTCTGTATACAAAACCACCAGATGTAATAAAGTCAAAGTCATAGATGTATGGATCAGTGAAATTATCATACATTGAAACAATGCTAGCATAAACTGTCGGAATAATGCCAGTCTTGTTATTTGCAGAATCACCATAAACATCTGCTTTCCACTTTGTAACATCTGTTTGAGTCCATGTGCTACTTCCAGCAGGGATATAACCCTTGAATCCTGCTTTCAGCTTTTCAAGAACGTCAGAACTATAACCGAAGTCAGTACCACCGAACAAGCAAGATGCGAAGTTATAAGTCAGAGAATTGCCAATATAATACTTCAAAACAATAGTCGGGAAACCTGAATACTGCTGCGAAGAAGTAGGATCACCGTCAATATTACTCCAAACAATACTGAGTTCTGTTCTAGCGTTATCTGACGGAATAATCTTAATGAAATCAAATTCAACATCAGCAAAGTAGAACGGATCACTTGGATTAGTAGAAACTCTCTTGGTTTCAAGCAAAGTAACATTCTTAACAATTCTGCTATCGACAACAGCCTTATTTGCACTTGCATCCCACTTGTAATTTACAACCTGATCAACGTAGTAAACAGAGATGTTTGCATACTGATAAGATTCAGCAAGGTTCTTTGTAGTGATTTGAGAAATTGAGATATACAGATTATTACCAAAAGAACCCGGATATTTAGCTGTAATTGCTTTAATCTGCGGTGCAAATACATACTTGTAGATATCTTCTGACGGAATTATCTTTGTTGCGACTGTTGCTTTTGTTGCTGGTGTTTCACCAATAAAAGCAATACCATCTGCACCACTAAATGTAAACACACCAGCATAGGCACTTGTTCCATTCAGTTGCAACTTGCCAACAACCTTACCATTATACTTAAATGTAAGGAAATATTGAACCCCAAGCTGTTCATCTGTTGTGCTTGTTATCTCACCTGTATCAGTACATGTCTTATCACCAACAGTAACAGTGACAGTTCCCGGTATTACAGGACAATAATATTGTGCGGAACTTTCTACACCAACTCTGAAATTAGTATCTGTAACAGCGATTGTGCTAACTCTTTCTGCACCCTCACCAGATGTTGTAATTGTTTGATCATCAAGTTCGAGTGTAGTTGTCGCAGAATCACCAGTGCCGAATACCTTTGGAACTATAGACGGATAAACGGATTCCGGAATGTCAAACATTGTTGGGCTTGTTCTGTCCTCTACAGAAGTATCATAATACTTCTTTCCTGTATCTGGATCAGTTGCTTTTGTTGCTTTAATATCAAAATCAGAAGTTTCACCATCAGTATTAACACGAACAACAGAAACAGCAGAACCACGCTTCATAAGTTCTCTTGCATAAATTCTTGACTTATCATCAGCAAACGGATTAAACTCTGCCGGAGTATAACCGAGTTTACGATTAAAGTCAGATAGATCATCAGCAGTAACAGGAGTCAGTGGACCAAAGGAAGTGATAGCCGGAATAAGAATCTTAACACGGTTATCGGATACAACCCTAGTTACCACACTCTGATCAATTTCATTAACTGTAATCTGAGGCATTATAATTTCCCCTTTCAGTTTAGATTTGCTTTATCAAGGAATTACTCATCAGAGTTCTTCTTTGATCTACGCTTTTTAGGTGCTGTTTCAACAACTTCCTCCACAACCGGAGTTTCATCAACATCTGCTTTAGGATCAATGTCAAACAGCTTTGCAGAACCAGTTTCAACAGGAGTTTCAACAACTTCCTCTACAACAGGATCTTCAATCTTTTCAGGTTCAGTAACTACTTCTTCAACCTTTTCAACAGTTTCAACAACTTCAACAGCCTTGACTTCCTCTTTCTTTACAGGAGCAACAGTCTTGTTAGAAATCTGACAATATCTGATCTTACCTGAATTAGAAAGTTGAGCAAGTGTGATGTAATCATTGAAGACGGGAAATGTTGCAGAGCCATAAGGTGCAATTACAACACCCTGAAAAGTAACAGGTCTATTTGTTAGATTTTGAACTGAGTACATTTAATACCCTCCCTTTCATTTATGCGGCGGTTTATGTCTATTAAAAGATTCTACACCACATTCAATCTTTCCTTGTACCTGTGGGTTATTCATATATAGTCTCGCATCATCCACATAAAATGTAAGAGTGTTGCGGAACATAACGCCGTTATTGATATGTTCAACCGTATCTGAATTATCTACGATATCATCATTTAACAGCATTGTAAAATTTTGTTTTATATCAAGTCCATACGGAAAATGTGCTACAAGAGTTGGTCTGGTATAGAAAAAGAATATTAGCTCTCTTACTATATCATCACATACTTCTCTTTCAACAGCAAAAACATCCATTTGATATTCTATTCTTACTGGAATTGATGTTGCGAATATATTATTGTTCTCCCCATCTCTACGAACAAATGAACCAGTCATTTTTGCATTGTAGTTTACATTATCTCCTACAATAGAAAAACCAAGTCTTGTTGTTGATATCATTGGGAACTTAACATCGTCACGATTTAGCTGTGCCGTAAATCTTATTGCATTTTCAACAGGGAGAATATAAACATTATTTGTATCAAAGACTGAGCGAAATCTATTTACGATTGCGTCATCATAGCATTTAATACTCATTTATCTTTACCCCCATTATTTTTCAAACCCAAGTCAAATAATATGAAGTCATAGAACTTTACAACACTGTGCCGAATCCAAT